GAGCGATCCTGATAAAGAATGGTGTAAGCTGCTGCCATGTTAACCCCTTAAAAATAGGGGCCGAAGTCCATCCGTGGACAACGACCCCTAATTAAACGCTATTACGCGCTCTTAACAAGATTGGACTGATTCAGGGCGTACTCCGGGAAGTCCACCACATCAAATCCATAGTAACCAGCACCGGCAGCACCGCCGCCAGCGGCAGCAACGGTCACTTCCAGAGCAAGAGCCTGTCCAGCGAGAAGGGCCTGAGCGTCTTCATCAATGTCCAGATAAACCACCTTGCCTGCGGCGAGGCCGGTAGGAATCTTCAGCGTTCCAATGACAGCCTCTCCGGTGGCCGAACCGATGGTCGGGCGCTTCTTGAAAGCAACCTGAATATCAGCTGACGAAACCGTAGCAGTCGTAATGCAGAAGTAAACGCGACGAATTCCAACCTTATTCATGGCAATGTATTCACCGTGAACAGCGGCAGAACCGAGGGCCTCGACTCCCAACACGCCCGTTCCAACAGGAACAAGCGAACCAACTTTAGAATTAGCAGTATACATTCTATCCCCCTATTAGGTCAGGCTCGAGCCGAAGTGAACGACCTTAGCTTCACCAGCATTGGCCGTGTCCCACACCAGACCGAAGTCCATGATGCCGTACCAAGCAACTGCCTTCTGGCGACCGAAGTCTCCAGGAATGCCAGCGCGAAGTTCCGGGTCAAGGGCAACAGCCATGACAACAGCGTCAGCGCCGAAGAACACAGCTTCACCAATCGAGTTGGTGCCGACAGCGTTCGAGAGAGCGTTGTTGTTGTTCGTTTCGATGAAACGGATGTTCTCAATACGACCGATCTCGCCGTTGTACTTGGCCTGAGGATCGGTGTACTTGTGCCAGTCTTCCCAAGCCGGATCGGACAGAAGACCGCGCTTTGCCTTGGTCGAAACCAAGCAAACGTAGTCGTCGCCTTCGTAAGCCGGAACGAGGAGATCCTTGTACATGTAGTCGCGGATCTGTTCGACGTGTGCAACGTCGAGCTGGTTCGTGCCGAGAGCCGTGAACGAGCCTGCGGTGTCGAAAGCAACAGCCGACACAGAGGTCGAACGTGCCTTGATCTTACAGGTCTTGAATGCAGCGGCTGCAGCATTGTCGAGGATGAGGCGCATCTGCTTCATCAGTTCCTTCTGAACGATAGACTCCATGTCGAACTTCGACAGGTCTTCGGACAGCGAGGTGTACGGAACGGCACGGCCCCACTCGGAGACAGTGATCGAAACCGTCGAAATCGTCAGCGAGTCTTCAGGAATCTTGAAGCCTTCAGAGAGCTTGCCGCTCGAAGGAATTGCAAGGTTCGACACGCGAGCGATGGTGATCGACTCACCAGACTTGCGACCATAGCCCGACTCAGGGCGCACAAACTGCATGAACTTGCTTTCTGCCACAGCCGCCGAGCGGAGGTCTGCGGAGAGAGCGTGGTTCTTATATACGCCGCTAGGCGCATCAAACGTCCACTCGAAATTAGCCATTTAGAATAGCCTCCAGTTAATATTATTACCTTCTCTTACTTTGAATCTTCCTGAGCTGAGAAACGAAGTCAACGGCAGCAGGCCGACTTTCTGTAACAGCCGGTGCTGACTGCGTATTAGACGGTCCAGCTTTCGCCGCCCCGCTAGGAAGTTCTTTCGTAGTTTCTTGTCCGCCCTTGAACTTCAGAATCGTCTTGCGAGTATAGTCCGCAATCTTCTTCTGAGCCTGCTCAGGATGAAGCCGCGACAACTCATCCCAATGTTTGTTCATGGCGAAGTTGACTACATCCTGATGGTCAGACAAGTCCTTGTTTTCGCTATAGAAAGTGCTCCAGAACTGAGTTTCTCGGTTCTTCTGCTCTTCCTGTGCCTTGAGCTTCTGGATAACTCGCTGCTCATGAACCTGGAGGGCCTTCTCCGGGTCTTCGAAGAGCAATTCAGACAGGGGCTTTTCGGTTGCCACTGGCTGCTGCTGTTGGACTGGAGCCGTGTACTTCGTGGCCTCGAGCTGCTGCGTGTATTCTGCGAGTTCTTCAACTGAGTTAAACTTTTTTCCACCAAGGTAAATCGGAGCCTGTTCAGTTTTTAGTTCAGCGGTCTTTTCTTTTACTTCCCCTGTAGCATGAGGTGCTTCAGCAGTAGCGGAAGTCTGGTTGAACATTTCAGTACCTTCATTCTGGTTTTCTGGTGGCATCTAATAGCTCCTTTTCTACTCTTTCACCCTTTAAGACACTCTTCCTGATGATTGAATCAAGATCATCCAATGCGTCGATTCCGCCAAGGAATTTTGCATAGATCTGAGGATCAACAGGACCAGCTCTCGTTTCAGCAAGAACACGAGCCAAAAGATCGGCCCGTTTCTTTTGGATGTATTGCGAGAACTGCTCGTAAACAATTCTCGCCATCCTGCTGTCATTTAGAATCTGAATCTTGTCCATCAAGTCATTCCAGCTACCGCAGGGCTAGGCGGAAACGTGTTCCTCGGAATCCCGCTCTGAACAATGTCAGGATTTTCCGGTCCAGTAGATGCCTGAGGAATCTGGCTCTGCATGTTCGGTCCAGCACCAAGCTGAGATGCTCCTTGACCCATCAATTCAGGTCCAAGCTGCATCATGAGCTGGTCAACCTCTTCCTGCTCGATGCGTCCTGGCTCGATGTCGAGGCTTCGGACAATCTCACCAAGGAGTTTCTCGAAGCTGTACTTCTTGATGAAGGCTTCCACGAGAACCTCGCTCGATCCAATCGTCTGCAGAAGTGCCGTCAGTTTTCGGAAGTCCTTCTGCTTGTTCAGCGTCTGAGACACACCAAACACATTGAACTTGTTGCCCTGCGACGTTTCAACAAAGCGATCCTCAGGAGACATGGTGGCAATCTGTGCCGCCTTCTGCTCTCCGAGCAACGCAGCGATCTCGTCGGAGTCCATATCGTTCGAGTTCTGCATGATCACATTCCATGCTCGCTCGAGGATCGGCTCGATGAAGTCCACTTCGATGCTTCGGGCAATGCCGGCAAACATCGAGGTGATCGTCTGAGAGGCTTCCACGACCTCGGTAGCTTTCACTGCACGAGTCGGCAACGCACCCATGCGAAGGTCGTTGGTCATTGCGGACGTGTTCAGCTCTGCGTTCATCAGGTTGAACATCGACAAGGCTTCCTGACTCAGGGCACCCTCGTCTACTCGCTCGATAGCCTTGCCCCCAGGAGGGCAGTTGTTGGACACGCGAATGGTCTGACCCGGCCTGACACCGTCAGCAACTTCACGGTCATCCTCGAGCCAGTCGGTGCGGATCTGCTTGATGCCGAACACGCTCATCATCCCGGCATCGACCATCAGGTTGTAGATCTCGTTCAGGGCAATGTTGTGGCGAGTTGCACCGTCCATTGGTGCGCGATGCCACACTGAGAACGGAACACGAGTGATCGGAGCCACCACAAACGGGCTCTTGCCGTGCCAGAACGGATTCGGGCGCGGAGGAGCGATCAGGACACTGTCATTGGCAATCGTCCAAGTGACATTCTTGTAGATCTTTTCCCCGGTCGTAGGCTCGATAATGTCGCCCCAGCATTCGGTCAGCTTGATGCGTACGCGATAGTCGGAGTAGGTGCGAGATTGGTCAGTCTCACGGTCCTTATCCGTAATCGCTTCGTCATACTGATCGTAGGCATAGCTGTTGAGCTTCTTGATCTTCTCGAGATCGTAAACTGCGTCTGGTCCGCTCGCCATTTCAATGGCAACAGACTTGTCCACCCAGATCGTCTGACACTCGTACAGCCCTGCTCCAGTCGGATCTGGATAGAAGTCCTCGGGGCGGATCAGCTCAATGAACAGCTCCCAGACGTCTTTCTCGGCCTTGTAGATCTTCTTCTTGATCTTCTCTCCGCTCATCACCGACTGGGTGAAGAACCGAGGCGAAGACGTGTTGCGGCCATGGACCTTGGCAATCATCAGAGATGCAAGCGATCCGGTCTTAATCGAGTCCGACACGAACGATACAAACTTGGCCTTCTCAAGCTGACGAGCCAAAAGCAGGTAAACTTCAGCTGCGTCGATAATCT